GTAGGAATAGTTTGCATAAATACACGAAGATCAGCATCAGTAATTCGAGATCCAAACACTGCTTTTGCGTTTTTAACAAAATCATTTGATAGTTTCTCAAATTCTTCAATGTCTGGATTGCCTGATTTTATATAAGATTTAGCAGCTCCTGCAAATGGGCTACTGAGGCCACCTATTATTCCTCCAACTATTGGACCGACTACTGGAAAGGCTGCTCCAATCGCAGCACCTGCTCCCCCTGTTGCTAAAGGACCTAAGTCTTCTATCTTATTGAGAAATGACCATAATCCTGCATTAGGAAGATTTCCATTTTCTATCAGCGTCTCCATTCTTTTTAGCCTTAAATCACTTTCTTTAGCAGCTTTTTCCTGAGATTTAAGGACATCTATGTATGGCTTAGTCTCTTTCAGATTCAACTGTCTCTTTTGTAGGTCAAGCTTCTCTCTTTCTCTCTTTTCTTGTGGTGAAGTGAATACATCTTGAATCAACTTAGCTCTTTCGGGAGGAATCTGCTGACCCTGATCTTGCTGTTGTGCTTGTTGCTGTTCAGGTTGTTGTGATAATGCATTTAGGCCACCTTGCTGCTGTCCTGGTTGTTGGTTTAGCTGCATTAAAGCACCGATATTCTGCAATGCAGATTTACGTTCATTAGGCCCTAGATGACTCAGAAAATTAGCTGTTTCTTGTCCTAATATAGGAGCTATCCCTTGAGCAAACTGGGAACGTTCTTGTTGTTGCTCATATCTTTGTGTTAATCCTGCTAATTTATGATGTGCTAATTCCTGTAAACCAGTTCCCAATGCTTGACCTAGTCTTCCACCCGCATTTGTATCTTGTATTACTTGCATCATATCTCCTAACCTTGTGCTAATTTTTTATTTAACAGATAAGACTGATAAAATGATGGCGCAGCTTGTCCTGCACCGTTGAATAAGTTCTCTGTAAAGCCAGGTTGGCTCTGTTGATAGTAGTTCTCAAATTGAGGACTAAGTCCTAGCGCAAGTTGTTGTAGCGCATTTTGTTGCCCTTGCATACCATATTGACTCTGTAATGCCGCTAACGCTTCTTCTAATCCTGCACCTGCTTGACCTAATTGAGAAGCAAAAGTAGGGGAACTAAGAGAATTTTGACCCATACTAGCAAATCTTTCAGCAAGACTCGGGATTGTCTGCTGATTAAATTGATTTCGTGCTTGTTGAGCAATAGGTTGAAATCCCTGATAAGGATTTTGCAATCCTTGATGACCTTGTTGTTGCAAAAACTGTAAAATGTTTTGTTGCTGAGGAGTGTACGTTTGGGCTTGTTGAATACCCCCTTCTTTACCGCTCTTATCAAAACCACCTGCAAGGCCTCCACCTAAGGCTCCTAGGCCGCCACCAATAGCCGCTCCTAGTGGTCCTCCAGAGCTTCCTAGTGCTGCACCGCTCAATCCGCCGCCAGCTAAACCTTTTAAAGCGCTCAAGAAATTAAATGCCATATCATCTCCTATAATAGTTGCTTTAACATTACATAACTTAGTATATTACTAATGACTCACGGTAGTAATTAAATTAAGGAGATGCAAATGAAAAACTTATTTGCTCTTGTTCTTATACTTAATTTAAACCTTTATACCATGGAACGTGATTCAAAGGAATACGGACCATATCGCCACTGCAATCAACAACCCCAGAAAGACACTGAAAAGAAAGAACTCTATAACCTGATGAACAAGGCTGCAAAAGACGCTATAAGAAAAGAAGCGGAAGAAAAAGAATTGCGTGAGCAAGGAGATTGTTCTGCTGGCCTTGGCACTTTAGCATCAGCATCTGTAAGTGTAACAATTGCTATTATAACTTACCTACTAAATAACCAATAATTATTGTTTACAATACTCAAGGGTTACTTGCGAGTCAGTGAAAGTAACCCCTGAGTTATTATTTATGAGCACCTGCGTTGCAGTAACACTCACTTCAATATTATTCCCCGTAGCTCCAGCAAATGGCAATGGATAACCAATAAGTGTACCAGTATTGGTTGCTGCACCATAAATGAACATCCAGTGAAATGTATTAGTAACAGTTATATTATGATTAATAGCAGTAACACCAGCTCCTAAAGCACCAGTATTGACTACCATTATATAACCAGGTCGTAATTCAAGTGGATCATTTGAAGCAGGATTATAAAATAATTTACCACTTACAAACTCTTCATTAAGATAATAACCAGTAGCTTTGGTATTTAGTGCGATGGCGATATTATTAACATTCTGATAAAGGCGAACAAGTAGTTCTTTAAAATCTGGACTGTTAACATCAACTTCATAAAGACGAGCAACTTCCCAAACATTGGTAGTTGGAACATACGAACCGGTATTGATCTGTTGATTTGGTATATATGCCATATCTACCCTTTATTGGAATCTGTAACTTGTTTTTGTAGCATAAATACACATCGCATGCAATGCAAAATCAGACTGCATAATATCTACATTTCTCATTTGTGCGTCATTAAGTATCAACTGAAGTTGAACAACTTCTCCATCAGCCTGGAAGTATACAGGATGCCATAAGCGTGTTGCATTTGCCTCAAAAGGGATAGTTGGATATGCAAAAGTATCTAGCGTTCCTGTGCCAAGCAATGTGCCATTAACCTGGCTTTGCTCTAATAAAGGTATTACTGATGTAGACACATAAAAATCTACTTGCATTGCTCCAGCTGATGTCTTATCAACCATGAAATCTACTTTAGAAATATAAGCATTTCTGCCTTCTTTGGCATAGAAATTATATTCCTTAGTTGTAATAGCTATCTGACTAACACGAGCAATTAAACCACCGCCGATATATGTTCCAGTAACTGGAGTAACTGCCGGTACAATTATTTCAAATGTATTGATATCTATTACAGTGATCACTTGAAATATCATGTTGTTTAATCCATTTGATGTATCTGACCATATAGCATCTTGAATATAGATATATTCTCCAACATTTAGGTTGTGAGAAAACACAGTTAGTGTTGTATTACTGGCTGTTGCAACAGCATTAGTAATCTGTAGAACTAATGCATTTGTAGGTTCATCAGCATCACAGATAAATGTATATCCTTGCTGATTACCAGCAATGACTTGCCTAAATCGTGCTTGAACGGCTCCACTATCCCAGGTTGCAGTATCATCCCATGTTACAGTAGTTGAATCCCACAATATTCCATTAATTGGTTGAAAGTAGCCAAAAGCAGTAATGGTATCATTATTCAATGCCCATGTTCCGGTTACATAGTTAAAAACAAGTATACGGTTAGGGTAAACAATATTTGAGTTAGCTTCAGTGTCGGGGAAAGTCCAATAAACCATCTCAACATAATAATCTCTAATGCCATAAACTCTCTCTACACCTTCACCATCATTATGAATTTCAAATACGGTATCAGGTATTTTCTCATCAATACGTTCTACGTTTGACCCATTACAGGCATGGATACCAACATTCCCTACACCGATAGCAACTTTATCAAATGGTACAATAGAGAAGGTAGATTCTGCACCAAGTTCAGTATTAATTTGTTGCCAAGTAAATGGATATGCCTGATTACCTTGATAAACTAATTCCCATGTTGAACGCTCAAAAAATACTATAAGACGATCTTTAATAAACTCTACAGTAATAATTGCTTCGGTAGTTGAAGCGTCAATTGCGTTACCACGGCCAGGAATATCTTGTCGCCAAGCATTAGAATCTAATGGCGAACCTACTTGTGAATAGCGACATCTATTGCTGTAATTTGTTCCAGGGCCAGCAGTACCTTCCCACGTATTAAACGCTAATAATCTATTCTTGAAAGGAACGATAATACGTGCAGAAAAAAGGTAATTAGGTACAGAATCTATTTGTGGATCAAAATTATGCCATTGCGTTCCATCATAGTAACGCATAAAGTTTGGCTCATTTTGATTAAAATTTGTTACAAAGAAAATTTTAGCTGAAGCATCCGCACCAAGCCAAGTATCACCCCAAAAGAACTGGGAATTATCTCCTGTCCATACTGATGCTCCTGGTGAAGCAGCTCCAGCAATTCTATCCCAACCACCTGCATTATATACATATGCGTATCGGGTATCAAAAGCTATTACATATTCATCGTTAATACTAATTTGTTCATAGGTAAGTAATCCCATTACCGGCAGGTTTGGGTAGAAGTAAACGGC